CGCTGGCAAGATGGACCCGCAAGCCGCAGGTTCGGCAATTACATACGCTCGCCGGTATTCCCTGATGGCTATGCTTTGCATTCCAGCGGTGGATGACGACGGCGAGGCGTCTATGCTCCGTTCAACCAAGCCCGGCGAGCCTAAGAACCCGAACGTAAGCGTTCACCCTGAAGGCCCGGACTGGTATAAAACCGAAGGCGCTGGAATGAGCGCGGCTAAGGCCAAAGCCGAGGGGCTGGGCGAAAAGGTGAACCAGTGGCTTGGCGACCTTGAGACTATTCCGACCCTTGCCGCGCTGCGTGGCTGGGCAGACGAAAACGGCGACACCATCCGCACCATGCCAAAAGGCTGGCGCATTGAAGTCCGCGAGGCATTTGACCGGCGCGGTCGTGAACTGGGAGCAATGTAATGGCGTATGAGCAAAAGCCGGGAGACATTGCCGTCTTCAAAGAGCGCAAAAAGCGTAACGATAAAGCGCCAGATTGGCGCGGTAACCTGATTGTCCCTGAAGGCGCAAAGCCCGGCGACAAGCTGGAAGTCGCGTTCTGGGCCAAAGGCGACAGCGGGACGATGCTGGCAGGGTTCGTTAAGTTCCCGCAACAGCGCGACGCTGGCCCAGCGCGAGAAGCCCCACCGCAACGCGGCGCCCGCTTTGACGACGACATCCCGTTTTAGGCCGTGTCTGACCGTGCCGTTGTAACCCTGCGTTCACAAGCTGACCGAGACAAGGCCAGCAAGTGGGCGCAGGGCGTCACCATAGGTTCAAAGGTAGTCTTTCATGGACCAGGACGAACGATCCCGCAAAACGACGCCCTCCACGCTGCCATTGGCGACATTGCCAGACAGAAGGATTATCATGGCCTCAAGCTACAGGACTGGGAATGGAAACTGCTGTTTCTGGACGCCTTGGACCGTGAAATCCGGATGCTACCTAACCTCGACGGCACGGGGTTCATCAATGTGGGAAAATCCACAGCGTCACTAAGCAAAGAAGAGTTTTCAGGGCTGCTTTCCATTGTTTACGAGTGGGGCAATCGAAACGGCATAAAATGGAGTGACCAGCCAGAGTGACCCGATTTGAAAAAGCAGACAGGTTGGCGGCGGTGATATTCCGCAGGCTACCCGGCACAACATCCCGCCAAGCCCAGACAGCGCACCGCACAGCTAAGGAGATAGCGGCTGACGTATTAGACGAACTTGAACGTATCGAGCGCGTGGAAAAATCATGTTCATAATCGGATCATTTGACCGCTTCTTCCACGGCTACATCCGCAAGGAATACACGCGCGACCTAGAGGACGGACACGGGCAGTATCTGCCGTGCGTCATCCACGGCCTCCGTGTGGTTCAAGGCAAGTCGCTAGAGTTCCAATGCGTCCTGACCGAATATGGCGCCGGGGCTGGGTTCCTCGCTCCCATTGAGGCTTTCTGCTGGAAGATACCCGACAGGCCCCGCGCTCCGAATGAGGCGGTGGATTACACCTATGTCCAGCCGTGGGACTGTTTCTCAAGCGAGTTTGGCGTTCACGCGTTTGAGTTCAATCGCCGCATGAAGGCGCAGATTCTGCCAGACCGGCGCGGTGCCCGGTATCGGTTTTCAATCGACTTCACCGGCTCCTCGCTGGCTGACATGAGCGAGCAACACAAGCACCTGCACGTCATGGAAATGGATGACGGCACGATAGGCGCGTTACCGAACAATCGCGTTCTGTGGGTTGAGCCTGCCATGTGGCGGGAACCGTTTACGGAGCGGCCTGATTTCAAGGCGCTGTCTGGCGAATGGATGGCGGAATAAGAAAATACGCAAAAAACGCTCAAGGGGTATTGCGTAACATCTGCCCATGTGGGACAAGGGTTCATCGGCGCAGGGCAATCAAGCACTAGCCGGAACGGAACCAGACAGATGGCCGGATTTGTTGGGTATCGCGCTTCACGCCTTGCAGGCGGCGGCCTTTACAACGGATATGCAACGCCAAAGCGTAAACAAGATTGGTCAGACGGTGAAACCGTTAGGGTCGGTTTTTTGACTTTGGAGGTGGTTGCGAAGGTTGGTGCAGATTACCGTCTTTGGAACCCGCTGAACGGCAAACAATACACGTTTACCCCGCACATGGGCCTTAACGCCGGATGGGACGCATAATGGACATTCGCAACCAGGGTCACACCATTTTCGCCAGCGTCGCCAAGGCGGAAGCCTTTATCGCCGCGAACAGCCACGCGCTGATTGAGGGCGAGGCTTACGAGGTCCGCAAGAACCCGAAAGGCGAAACCGCTATCGTGATGTTTTCAATCGACGGCATTGATGAGGGTTTCGTTTGACTTCCGCTGATTATCGCGCCGCTCTCGCAACCCTCGGCCTGTCGCAGCAGGCTGCGGGCCGTTGGCTTATGGTCAGCCCAAAGACCGCACAGAACTACGCCAAGCTAGGCCCTAGCGGCCCAGCTGCTGTAGCTATCCGCATGGCATTGCAGCACGGCTTGACCGTTCAGCCAGGCTAAGGCATTATTCATCCCGCTCTACGGCCCCGCTACGGCTTAAGCCTAGATGCAAACCAGATTGAGGATGACATGGCAGGCGGTCGCCCCTCCAAATACAGCGACAAGCTGGCAGAGGAGATTTGCCGTCGTCTCGGCAAGGGTGAGCCAATGGCTCGCATCTGCGATGACGACCATATGCCAAGCTACAACACCATCTGGCGATGGGAGAACGAAAACGCTGAGTTTCGTGAGCTTTCCGCCCGCGCGAAACAGAATGGCACTCACTTTCTGGCAGATGACACGCTGCGGATTGCCGATGATGACACCATCGACACGCAACGCGCCAAGCTGATGATTGACACGCGGCTGCGCTTGATTGGCAAGTGGAACGCCAAGGCTTACGGCGACAAGCTGCAACAGGAAGTCTCTGGCCCTGATGGCGGCGCTCTCACGGTCACATGGCTGAAACCAGAGTAATCCCCTACGCTCCTCGCCGGGTGTTTCTGCCGTTCCATAACCGGACACAACGCTTTGCCATCGGGGTGGCGCACCGTCGCTGCGGTAAGACGGTCGCTTGCATCAATGACATGATCCGCAACGCGGTGATGTCCGATAAGCCCCACTATCGAGCGGCCTATCTTGCGCCCTACCTTAAACAAGCCAAGGACGTGGCATGGGAGTATCTGAAACGATACAGCCAGCCGATCTGGGCCAAGCCGCCAAACGAATCAGAACTGTATGTGGAACTGATAGGCGGCAAGCGCATCAAGATTTACGGCGCTGACAACCCGGATGCCCTGCGTGGTGGCTACCTGGACGATGCCACGCTGGACGAATACGCCGATATGTATCCCGGCATCTTCGGCTCAATCATCCGCCCGATGTTGGCTGACCGCCAAGGCACAGCTACGTTTATCGGAACACCAAAGGGACGCAATGCGTTCTTTGACCTGTTTGAGCGGGCCAAGACGGACCCAGATTGGTTCCCGTTCTTCCTGCCAGCGTCTGAGACAGGCATCTTGCCGCAAAGCGAACTGACCGCTGCTGCTAGGGAAATGACGCCGGAGCAGTATGAACAAGAGTTCGAATGCTCGTTCGAGGCGGCAATCATTGGCGCCTACTACGGCAAGGACATGGCTGAGAGCGAGCGGGCTGGACGGATTACAGACGTGCCATATGACCCTGCGCTGCCGGTCTATACGACGTGGGATTTGGGCATCGGTGACAGCACGGCCATCTGGTTCTGGCAGGCTCACGGGTCGGAAATCAGGGTCATCGACTTCTATGAGGCCAGCGGGGAGAGCATCGAGCATTACGCCAAGGTGTTGCAAGCCAAGCCCTACAAGTATGAGGCCGATTGGGTGCCGCATGACGCGAGGGTCAGGGAACTAGGCACGGGGCGCACCAGGATTGAGACGATGCTGACGCTCAAGCTCAAGCCGAAGCTGGTGCCTAATCACAAGGTGCTGGACGGCATTAACGCGGGTCGCGTTCTGTTCCCGCGCATCTGGTTTGACCGTGAAAAGTGCAAGGCTGGGCTGGAGTGTTTGCGCCAGTATCGAGCGGACTATGACGACAAGGCCCGCGTGTTCCGTGATGGGCCTAAGCACGATTGGACCAGCCACGCTGCGGATGCGTTCCGATACCTTGCAATGGCCTATCGTGAGATTAAGCCGGAAACCAAAGCGGCAGACGCGCCAATCAAGGGCATCCGTGATATGACATGGGATGACCTGTTAGCTAACCAGCCGGTGCATACGGGTTACGAACGCGCATGATCGTTCTATCGACAAGCGGACCCGCGCACGATATGTTCCCCTGAACGCTTGCGAGGGGCTATGCTTCCCGACGAACCTGAAAATCAAGACGGCATTGACCTCGTTACCAAATGGATTGAGGAAATCAATCTGTCTGAGCGCGAGTTGCAGCCGTGGTGGAAGGCTGGCGACATCATCGTTAGGCGCTACAAGAACGAGAACCGCGCCCGTGGTGGTGGCCGTCCGTCTGTAGGCTATGAGCGTCGGCGCTTTGCTATCTTGTGGTCAAACGTCTCGACCCTTCAGCCTGCCATCTATGCCAAGCAGCCGGTGCCGATGGTTGACCGGCGCTATCGTGACGAAGACCCGGTTGGCAAGGTGGCCTCTGAAGTTCTGGAACGTGCGCTAGGCTTCAGCCTCGACCAGTATGATTTTGACGGACGCGTGAAGCTTTGCGTTCTGGACTATCTGTTGCCAGGTCGAGGCCAAGTGTGGGTGCGCTACATCCCGCATATGCGCGAGGTCAACGCGGAACAGGATTACGAACTAGGCGAAGGCGTTCAGGACGATGACGACACCGAGGTGGGCGAGGTCGAGACGCCGGAAGCCGCTGAGGAAGTAGTTTACGAAGAAGTCCAGTGCGACCACGTTTCATGGAAAGACTGGCTGACTAACCCGGCGCGGGAATGGGCTGAGGTCCGCTGGGTCGGACGGCGTGTCTATATGACGAAAGCCGAACTGACTGAGCGTTTTGGCGCTGCAATGGCCAAGAATGTCCCGATCACGACGACCTCGACCGGCACGGACATGGCGTCGGATGCCCAAAAGCAGGCCAACCAGACCGGCGAGGTCTATGAGATTTGGGACAAGCCGACAAAGACGGCCTATTGGGTCTGTAAAGGCTACACGGGCGGGGTGCTGGACAAGCGTGAAGACCCGCTAGGTCTGACAAACTTCTTCCCATGCCCGCCTCCGCTCAATGCCACGACGGCGAATGACAGCACTATCCCGGTTGCGGATTACGTCCAGTATCAAGACCAAGCCGACGAACTGGACGAACTAACAGCCCGCATTGGCAAACTGCAAGACGCGCTGCGGATGGTGGGTGTCTATGCCGGTGAAGCCAACCGCGAACTGCAACTGGTGTTCTCGCCGGGCAACGAGAACAAGCTAATCCCAATCGACACGTTCGACTTGTGGAAAGAGAAGGGCGGCGTTCGCGGCCTTATCGAGTGGGTTCCGGTCGATATGGTCATTCAGGTGCTGAAGGGCTGCTATGAAGCCCGCTCGCAAGTCCTGAACGACATTTACCAGATCACCGGCCTGTCGGACATCATTCGGGGCGAGAGCAATCCTAACGAGACGGCAACGGCCCAACGGATGAAGGGCCAGTGGGGTTCGCTGCGTGTTCGTGACCGCCAACGCGACCTGCAACGGTTCTGCCGTGACGCCATCCGGCTCAAGGCGGAAATCATTGCGGAGCATTTTAGCATTGACACGCTGAAGGCTATGACAAACGTCAAGCTGCTTACGGCGGCGGAAAAGCAGCAGATTGAACAAATCATGCCGCTGATTCAGCAAGCGCAACAGTCTGGAATGCCTATCCCGCCCGGCCTGGCTCCTGACCCTGCTATGCTAGAACTTATGGCCCAGCCGACGTGGGAAGAGGTGCAAGCCCTTCTCCGCGATGACGCGCTGCGCTCGTTCCGCATTGACGTTGAGACTGATTCGACGGTTCAGCCAGATGAGAACGCGGCTAAGATGGCGTTTACCGAGTTCACCAGCGCGATTGTGGGCCTGATGTCGGCTGCGGCTAGCATCGTCCCGGCTGC